AAGTTTTACTCCGTCTTGGAATTCTTTATTGTCAATATGTTGGGAAACTACATCTTCCTTAAATAACCTTGAGTTATCTGTTTCTAGTTTTTGTATTACTTCCCAAGGTTTCATGCTGACTCCATATATTTTTCTGCTGGTTTTAATTCTATGAACTTTCTCCTAGACTTGGAGAATTGCTTCATAGGTGATTTGAATTGTTTGTACTCTTTACTGATAGTACTTCTAAAGCCAACTAGGTGGCCGTGTTCGTTAAGAATGTAGGTGTGATTAAGTGTATTATCTTCCCATTTAGTTATTTCTTTAAAAGCTCTTAACATCTAAACTCCGTGGGTCATGTGTTCATAATTATCTGGACATAGTTCTAGTGGAGCGCCACAAGCACATGTCTCTTCTTCTTGGATTGATGGGGCACCTACTAAGTCCCTCACTTCTGACTCGGTCATTGGGAATAAGTCTAACTGTTTCATAATATATCTCCTTTTAATAAGTTTATTATACTACACTTTAGGTATAAAGTAAAGTGTTTTGTTGAATTAATTTGCACTTTATACAGCACCTGTCCATCTGATGGTGTAATCTTCGAAGATGTTTCCTCTGGCAAAATTAGTAGCTGGAGCGGCCCATGATTTGGCCATTAAAATATCTCCTTCTTTAAAACCTTTAGTAGGTTTAGCTACTATGAATGAATGAGTTGAATGACCAGAACTAACTTTGATATAGTTTCTTCCCGCCTTATAAGATAGACTTTCACAAAAATCATCAAACATTTCGTCTTTGATTTTGGGACAGCCTTCTGTTCTATCTTGCCATTTGTGATAGTCAGCTTTAATCTTGGTGAGATAAGTACCTAGCTCTCTTACGTTCTGTTCGTGGAATTTGTTTTTCATATTATGTCCTCTTAATTAATTTATACTACTATTATACTACGCATAATCGTGCTTGTAAAGAGGTTTCTTAAACTTTTTTGTTACAATTGTGTTACATTCTTGTAACATTTAGTTATAAGAATGGTGGAGCTGGAGGGAATCGAACCCCCGACCTTCTGGTTGCAAACCAGACGCTCTCCCTACTGCGCTACAGCCCCACGCTTCATTATACTACATCGTCCACTGGGAAGATTTTATAGATTACATCACCAACTGCTTTGGCAATATCCATATGCTCTTTTTGAGTACCATTGGCACTTCTTAGTTCTATATAATGAATCCAAGAGCGAAGGGTTCCATTAACGTACATACGGGACATTGTTAATCCCTCGGGCAGTACGGCCCTGGCTTGTTCTTTGGCAATACCTGCCTCGATAGCCCAATTATAAGCTTGTTTAGTTCTTTCTATAATAACTTCTTGATAAGATTCCCATATATAATTGATGGACTCATCCAAGTTTTCAATAGAGTTCTGCCTATTCTTTTTATCTTGCAATCTAGCTTCTCTTGTAACGAAATTTAAATCCTCAGTTGGATCTGCATATCGCTGAGAGAATTCTTGGAAGGAGAATGACCTATGGCGAAGAATTTGTCTTGCAATATCTCGTGGACAATTAATCTCAATACAAGCACTGACCATCTCTAATGGTGACCAATGTTTATGTTTAATTAAATACTTAACGAGTTTCTCGGAAGTTTCTTCATTGTTCTGATTACTAGGATTAGATACCCTAGCACAGTAAGCGACCATCTGCAAGAGGTCGGGATTTAACTCGACCTCCGCAGGTGGCTGCGAATATGATATAAGTTTCACGTCAAACATATTTTAGTCACTCTTTACCAGTGTGTAAATTCCCCATCCAAGGCCTAGCCAAGCAAGTAACTTAGCAACACCACCGAATAAAATAACTGAACCACATAGTACAATCAGTCCGATACCATCTAATGAGGTTCTTTCTTTTAGTCTATCTAATGACCAGTCTTTTAGCTTAAGTAACATATTCATATATTTCTCCTATATTTTAAATTCAGCAAACGTGTCTTTATTTTCTCTGTCACCCCACGTTGCAATTGGTTTATCTGGCACGACTTCTGTGACAAGGTCTTGTTGTGCACTTTCTTCTACATCAAATAATTTCATTCGGCTCCTATCAATACCGACAACAAATCTTTTGTATTTGGTCGGGTCATTATAACGATTTTTCAATTGTTTCACCATGAGTTGGCCTAATTCTTCTAGTTCCTCTGTTGATATAAGAGCGAACATAAGGTCAGCCGTAGCGGGTAGGCCGAATGATTCTGATGTGTCTTCAAGACCGACATCCGTATTACCAAATCCTGACCTGGTAGTTTGGGTTGCCGATACTATCGGAACATTAAACTCTACAGCAAGACCACGCAGTTCTTCTGCAATGGCTTTGATGTAAGAGTAACTATTTATACTTCCACCCAGCCCTTTCATACGACTAGATGAACAAATATTCAAGTAGTCAATGTATATCATATCTGGGTTAAAGTTCTTTTTCATTTTAAGCTCATTAAGTAGAGCCCTAAAGTGACCCGTATGAGCGGCACCTGTAGGATATTCTTTGATAATAAGTTTACCAATAGATGCTTGTGCAATCTTTTGTATTTTACTATCAAAGGTTGATTTATTAATTCTTGCGAGTTGTTCTATTGGTAAGTCCATTAGATTAGCATCGATACGTTCTGCAATTCTTTCTTCAGCCATTTCCATAGTAATGTAAAGAACATTCTTGCCCTGTTGTAATACTGATGCAGCACAATGACACATAAAGAG